TTTTGTCACAAAGAATCCGGTCACTACTAATCAATCAGCTTTACTAGATACAATCGTTAAAAGGTATCATAGGCAATTGGCTAAAAAAGAAATTGATAGTACAGAGATGATAAACTTACCTTGGACACTACAACCAATTCTAAGTTTACCAACATACACACAGGCACATATATCTATTGAGGATGACGAGATTTTATTACGTAGTCCTTATAAAACAACCTTTGTCAAAGATATTAAAACATTAGAATATGGAAATTGGGATAGGGATACTAAGACCTGGTCCTTTCCTATGAATGAAAGTATCCTTAAAGATGTTATTGATGTTACAAATAAACATTATGATAATGTAAACTATTGTAATTCTATAAAAGAAATAATAGATATACTATTACCATATGAAGAATCAAAATATTGGAATCCAACATTGGTAAAAACTAATGATATGCTATATGTAGTGGCATGCAATCAATCGTTAATGGATTCGATTCAACATATACCATTCACGTTGGAAATTAAAAATCTATCTAGATTGGTATATATGGGTATCACTATAAGTGACAATATTAAAGAATCTTTATCTGATTTTGAGAAATCAGGCATTGAATATATGTTTAATATTGACAAAGACAACATAAATGGTATAATTAACTATCTAACATTACTTGAACCTGATTTTGTAATGATATCCGATAGATATCGACAGGATAGAGAATTTGTGTTACACTTAGCAAATATGTTAAAGGCAAATCATATAAATCACAAATTGGCTAGCAAAAGTATTGTTTCTAATATAGCAATTGATTTTAAACAGTATCAATTTCCTGTATTACTTAATTTAGGTAGCATAACATTAGATTCATCTAGGTATTCAGCAAAAGTAATATGTATGGTAAACAACAACCCAATAGAGTATTAAATGAAACAATGTAAATTAATAATTAGAGATGAAGTAAATGTAAAAATTGAAGGCTTAGAATTAGCCGAGCGCAAAGCCTTAATGAAAAAATTTGAATATGAGAAGCCAGGTGCAAGATATCTTCCAAGTGTCCGACTTGGTAGATGGAATGGCAAAATCAGTTTCTTTAGTTTAGGTGGTAGTACATATGTCAATCTGTTACCTGAGATACTTCCCATCATAGAACAAGCAGGGTATGATATTGACCTACAAGACTTAAGAGAATATAGCACAACCTTTAGTTTTAAAGAAATCAAAGAAGATTCATTTAGTGAATATGCATGGCCTAAAGGACATCCCAAAGAAGGTGATCCTGTTATGTTGCGTGATTATCAAATTAAGATTGTTAATGATTTTTTAGCAAATCCACAAAGCGTACAAGAAGTAGCAACGGGTGCAGGTAAAACATTGATGACTGCGGCACTAAGTTATAGCATACAAGATTATGGTCGTAGTATTGTTATTGTACCTAATAAAAGTTTAGTTGTACAAACAGAGGCTGATTATATTAATCTAGGATTAGATGTTGGTGTATATTTTGGTGATAGAAAAGAGTTTGGTAAGACACATACTATTTGCACTTGGCAGAGTCTTAACAACATGCTTAAGAAAACAAAAGCAGATGAGGCAGAAGTACCGATCGGTGAGTTCTTAGAAGGTGTAGTATGCGTAATGGTTGATGAAGTACATATGGCAAAGGCTGATGCATTGAAAGAACTATTAACAGGGGTAATGAGTAATATTCCTATTCGATGGGGATTGACTGGTACTATTCCTAAGGCAATCTTTGAAGCACAAGCAATTTACGTAAGTTTAGGACAAGTTACAAATAAACTAAGTGCGAGTACATTACAGGATAAAGGTGTATTATCACAATGTCATGTTAACATTGTACAACTAAAAGACGATGTAGATTTTACAAACTATCAAAGTGAACTAAAACATTTACTTGAAGATCCATTACGTTTAGATACGATAGCAGAATTGATATTGAAAATTAAAAATACAGGTAACACGTTGATTCTGGTTGACAGAGTTAATGCAGGTAAAGAAATAGTTAGTAGATTGCCTGATAGTGTATTTGTATCAGGTGAAACAAAACTAACTGAAAGGAAAGAAGAATATGATGAGATTGCTACAAGCACAAATAAAATTATTGTGGCCACTTATGGAGTGGCTGCTGTGGGTATTAATATACCTAGGATCTTTAACTTGGTTTTGGTCGAACCTGGAAAGAGTTTTGTTAGGGTTATACAGAGTATTGGTCGAGGCATTAGAAAAGCGGAGGACAAAGACTTTGTTCAAATCTGGGATATAACCAGCAGTTGTAGATTTGCCAAAAGACATTTAACACAAAGAAAGACTTTCTATAAGGAAGCAAACTACCCATTTGACATGGAAAAGTTGACATACAGATAACAATATGATACAATAACATTATGAGAATATTAACATTAGATAACGAACACTTCAACCTAGAAACATTGCCGGATGAAATTGACGATTTGCGTTTTGCAATACTTGACAACAGTAATCCACAAAATGTAGACTATCATTATATACCTTTAATCTTTTTAGAGAGTTTTAATAGTCCTGCACTTGTATTAAAGATAGGTGATACAGTAGTTAAGATGCCGGTAGATTGGCAAATACTAATAGGCGAACCTGAGATGGGTGATTTAGAAACACTACCGTTGACAAGTATCAATGATAGAGGTTTTAAAGCATTTGAATTTAATCCATTAAGTGCATTTAGACCTAGTTTTCAGGACATTGAAATACTAGATATTTACCACGATGTAACATGGTATGCACCTAGATTAAAGAATGGACAGTTCTTATGTGTACCTATCGATGACGGTATAAAACCTAGATGTGTATATTTTGTAAAAGAAGTAAGTAGAAATTGTGAAATTATAGATTATAATCAGGCATTCTAATGGCAACTAAAAAATCTCCAATACCCACAGATGAAAAATTTGAGAAACAAGACTTTGACTTGTTTGAGGCACTTGCGGCATTAGATAAGAAAGACTATGGATATATTGACAAACTAACAGAAGAACAACAAAAGAAGTTTGTACCTTATATGATGACACATTGGATGAGTGCTATAAAATCTTCCAACGATGTTCAGGGTTATTATTTAATGAGTACTGAGTATCATGCAAATAAGTATCTCTTTAATGAAGTAGTACAAAAACATCCTAAATTACAATGGCAAATGCTTTGTGCTAGTAGTCCTGGATTAGGTAAACAGTTTCATCAATGGATACCACATCTAAGTAGTAAGATAGCACAATTAAAAGAAACACCAAAGACTAAAGAGATTAGTGATTACTATAGTAAAGTATATCCTAAAGTAGATACTGATACTATTAAAGAATTGAGTAATGTGTTTGTTGAGGAACATAAAAAGAAAGTTTATCTAGCAAACAAATTTCCTAATTTAAAGACTGAGGATATTGAAACATTATCCTCAATAATAACAGATACAGATATTAAACAATATGAAAAAGACTACGGCAATATCTGAGCCCATTAAATATGGGTGTGAATTTTGTAATCGTGAATTTGTACGTGAGCGTACATTAGTAAGTCACTTATGTGAGCAAAAACAACGTTGGAAAAATAAAGACCAAAAAGGAAATAGACTAGGTTTTCAAACTTGGCTACAATTCTATTCAAAGAATAGTATGAGTAAAAAGAAGAATAGAACCTATGAAGAATTTATTAAGAGCCCTTACTATATTGCTTTTGTTAAATTTGGTAATTATTGTAGTGATGTTAATGTTGTAAATGTTAGTAGATATGTTGATTGGTTGTTGAAAGAGAATATCAAACTTGATAATTGGACTACTGATAGTAGCTATACTAAGTTTTTGATTGATTATCTTAGGCATGAAGATCCATATGATGCGATACATCGCGGTGTAGAATATTGTATAACATTAGGTCAGGATGAGAAAATACAACCACATGATTGTTTACGATATGCTAATCCAAATCGTATATGTCATGCGATAACAACGGGTAAAATAAGTCCATGGTTGTTGTATCAAAGTGTTTCAGGTGTCCAATTCTTAGATAAGTTAAATACAGACCATGTTAAAATAATACATGATTATATAAATCCAGAACAGTGGGCACTAAAGTTTCATCGTGAACCAGAACTTGCAAAGGCAATCAATGACACACTTAGACAAGCCGGCTACTAAGATAACGCTTAACTGGACTAAAGGACGTGATAGTATTCCAATATGGAATGAGATATGTGCATGGTGTATTGAACAGTTTGGATTACCGGGTAATAGATTTATATGGTGTCCAACTGAAGATTATATGGAATTTCTTTTCTATGATGAAAAGGATGCGATATATTTTGAATTAAGATGGGGGTAAAATGATATTAGAAATTTTTGCGTATGGTTTTATAACAGCATTTGGATGGTGGTCTGCTACTCACTATGTGATTGAGCCCTATTTCCCACCTCCAATCGAAAAAGTTGAAAAGAAGGTTGAGGCAAAATGAAGCCAACAATCGCCTTGTTTTTGTACGATCCCAAGTGTTCTGTACAATCAGGTAACGGAGTTATGAATGTACTAAGTCCATATTATAACTTTAAAATCTTTTCTAAGAACAGGTTAGAATCTGTATTCTTTGATAATGTAGATATGATTATAGTACCGGGCGGTATCGGCGATGCTGATACTTTTCAAACATTGTTTAAGAACAATGGAAAAAGAGTACGTGATTTTATAAACAATGATGGTAGATATCTTGGAATATGTATGGGTGCATATTGGGCAGGAAGTCATTATTTAAATGTATTAGATGATGTTGATGCAGTACAGTATATCACTCGACCTAATACCGATACACATAGACCGCATGCTAAAAACATTTCAGTTACATGGAATGATGATCCTATTAATATGTTCTTTTATGATGGATGTGCATTAGTAGGCGATGATACAAAGTTTGATACTATTGCTACTTACGCTAACAATGATCCAATGGCTATCATACAAAATCGTATAGGATTGATAGGTGTGCATCCGGAGAGTGAACAGTTTTGGTATGATAGTTATTCTTACTTA